TCGGTCGGCTGGTGGGCGGTGGCGTCGGACGAATGGCAGGTTCACGGCCGCGTGATCCCGCGCGGCGCCATGGTGCGCTACCGGGAATGGTACGGCATGCGGCCCAACGAGCCCAACGTCGGGCTCAAGCTGCACGCCGGCGAGGTCGGCAAAGGAATTTTGTCGAGGGAAAAGGACGAGGAAATATCCTATGGCGTGCTCGATCCCTCGGCGTTCGCCGAGGACGGCGGGCCGTCGATCGCCGAGCGCATGGGGACAGAAACCGGCGGCAAGATTTGGTTTCGCAAGGCCGACAACATCCGGGTGCGGATGTTCGGCCATCTTGGCGGTTGGGATCAGATGCGGGCGCGGCTGGTCGGCAACGACGACGGCCTGCCAATGCTGGTGGTGTTCTCAACCTGCACCGATTTCATTAGGACCGTGCCGTTCCTGCAACACGATCCCGATCGGCATGAGGATGTCTGCACTGACAGCGAGGACCACGCGGCGGACGAATGCCGCTATGCCTGCATGTCGCGGCCGTGGATTGCGGTGAAGGAAACGCCAAAGCCCGAGGATGTGTCGGGCTATCAGGTGTACCGCAAGACCACCGCGGCTGAAGATTGGAAGCAATTTTAGTTGCCCTACGCAACAGTCGAAAAAATCGACATTCCCTGAAAACAGGAAATAGCCATGGCTGTCATGGAGAAGTTTGCCGCGTTTATCGGCTCGCTGACGCCTGCGGAGCAGGGGGAAGTGATGCCGCTGATGATTTCCTTCATGCAGGGTAGCAACGGCGTTGGCATGACCGGCCCAACCACAGGGGCCGATCAACCGATGCCGTCTCCCCCGCCTGGAGCCGACTCGGGTGCGCCGCCTGTCCCCCCAGGAGCGGCATCACCCGAGCCGGCACCGTTGCCGCCGCCCGTGCCCGGCCTGCAGCCCGGCGGGCTGATGGGGCGGCCGCCGTTACCGCCGACGCAAATCGGATCAAAAAGTTATTGACCATGGCACCGACAACACGGTTGCGCGAAGTTTTGAGCTATGACCCGGAAACGGGAAATCTGACCCGCCTCGCCGGCAAAGGTCCGCGCGCCATCACTGGCACAAATGCCCGCGGGTACATTCAGTTACAGGTGGACGGGCAGTTTTATTACGGCCACCGGCTCGCATGGTGGTTCGTTCACGATGAATGGCCAAAGCAACTGGATCACATCAACGGTGATCCTTCGGACAATCGAATTGCAAATCTGCGGCTGGCTTCTCCCGCGCAAAATGCCGCCAACATGAGAAGAAAACGTGTCGGCCTCAAAGGTGCGTTTCGGAAACGACAGAAGTGGATTTCGCAAATCATGGCGAACGGCAAATTGCATCGGCTTGGCGTGTTCAAGGACGAGCAAAGCGCACATGCCGCCTATTGCGAAGCTGCCGAGCGCCTGCACGCTGAATTCGCTCGGTTCGATTAGGGGGGCCTGACATGGCAGTCGGCAATGTTGTCAATTTTACCGGCTACAGCAGCACCACCCGCTCGGGCTCGGCCGGTCGCCAGACAGCGACCGACGATCCGCGCGCGCAGGAAGACGATCAGGGTTTTTGGCCGCTCGACAAGCTGGTGAACGCCTACACCACTTACCTCGACAGCAAGATGCTGGAGATACAGGAGCAGCAGACGGCGCGACGCTATCGCCACGGCGCGCAGTGGACGAGCGACCAGATCAAGACATTCAATGACCGGCGCCAACCGGTGGTGACCTACAATAAGATCGGCCAGAAAATCGATGGCATCGTCGGCACGGTCGAACGCCTCAAGCAAGACCCCAAAGCGTTCCCCAGGACGCCCGAGCACCAGGCCGGCGCCGATCTAGCCACCGCGGTGCTGCGCTATTTGCTCGACAACAACAATTGGAATGCAGTGGCGCCGATCGCCACCGAGGCGGCCGCAGTAGACGGCCTGGCCGGCGTTGAGCTCGATCTGCGGAAAATTCCGCCCAAGGCAAAAGATCAGGGCGGCATACCACCGCCAGACAACAAGCCGGACTACGACATCACATTTGAACCCGTCGACAACGACGGGTTTTTTTATGATCCGAGAAGCTACAAGAATGATTTTTCCGATGCGCGCTACATGGGGATGGGCAAATTCGTTGACGAGGAGCAACTGATCGAATTGTTGCCGGGCATGGAGGAAGACATTGCCGGCGCGGTCGACAGCACCAGCGAGTTGATGTCCAATTCCGATCGCGACAACAGATGGTTTGCAACTCGTGGCGATTTCAAACAGGTTCGGCTGGTTGATATTTGGTACAAATCGCGTGGCGGCTGGAAGTGGGCACTGTACACGGGTTCGAAGATACTTATGCAGGGTATCTCGCCGTTTGCGGACGAGAATGACCAGCAGATTTGCAAGTACATCATGTTTTCTGCCGCGGTCGATCACGACGGTGATCGCTATGGTTTTCCGCGCAATCTCATGTCCCCGCAGGACGAAGTTAACCAGCGCCGGTCGAAGGGGCTACATGAGCTAAACAACCGGCGCATCATCGCCACCAAGGCGGCGATCGCGGACACCAACGTTGAGGCAATCCGGCGCGAGGCGGCGCGCGCCGATGGCATCGTGTTGGTCAACACCTCGATGCAAGATATTCAGTTCGATGACGCCGCCAAGCAGGCGGCCGTCATGGGGCAACTCGAATTCATGAAAAGCGCGGCGGCGGAAATTGAGAATTTCGGCCCCAACTCGGCAATGATCGGCGGCGATGCGACCTCTGGCGGCGGTTCGTCCGGCCGTGCCATTGCGCTGCTGCAGCAGGCCGGCCTGGCCGGCTTGGGGCCGTATATGTTCAACCTGCGCGGTTGGAAGGTGCGGCTGTATCGCGCGCTGTTCAACGCGGCGCAGAAATACTGGAACAACCAACGTTGGATCAGGGTAACCGACGCGGAGGGCGAGCCGCAATTCGTGCAGATCAATGAAAAGATCAACGGGCCGGACGGTCAGCCGATGCTGGCCTGGGACGGCAATCAGATGATGCGGAATGCGATCGGCGAGTTGGATGTCGACATCATCTTGGACGAGGGGCCGGACACCATCACGCTGATGCAGGACACGTACGAGGCGATTTCGCAGGCGCTGCCGTCAGTGGCGCCGATGCTCTCGCCCGGCCAGGCTACCGCGGTGATGCAAGTGTTGATCGAGACATCGCCGCTGCCGGCCGACGTGAAGAAGAAGTTTCGCGACGCTGGTGAGCAAGAGGCATCGCAGCCCGATCCGAAGCAGAAGGAGGCCGAGGCCAAGCTGGCGTTGCAGCAGCAGGAGGCGGCCGCGCGCATTGCCAACGATCAGCAGACCGCGCAATCGCAATTGCAGATCAAGCGCGAGGCGGCGGCACTGGAGTTGCAGCTAGAGCGCGAGAAGGCCGCCAATCAAATTCAGATCGAGCGCGACAAGGCGCAGAACAACATGCAGCTCGACATGTTCCGCGCGCAGAAAGAGGCGCAGGCGCGCCAGCAAGAGGCGGCGCTAGAGGTGGTCACCGGCCACAACATCACGGCTTCGTAGACCGGCGACGATACAGCCGGGCGCTCGGACAGCGCGCGTCATGTCCGTTCCGCATCGTCCAAGCGACATTGGGCGTCACGTAGCGCGGCCACGATACGGCCGAAGGATGAACCATGAGCACAGAACCAGTAGGAGGTACGATCAGTGGCAATAGTTCGGATATCAACACCGTCACCGATCGGCAGCTATTCGACCACGCGGTAAACTCCCCTGATCCGACGCCGGCGCCGTCTTCGCCGCCGTCTTCGGAGCCGTCGTCGCCGCCGTCATCGGGCGCATCGTCCGATCAGCCGGCATCGACGCGGCCTGACCTGCAACAACAGCCGGGCCAGCCGCGCGATCCGCAAGGAAAATTCGCGCCAAAGCCGCAAGGGCAGCAGGCACAGCAGGATCACCGCGTACCGTTGCGCGAGCTAATGGAGGAGCGCGACCGCCGGCAACGGCTGGAAGCGCACACGCAACAGCTAACGCAGGCCGTCCTGGCACTGCAGCAGCAATTGCTCCCCCAAGGGCAACCGCAACAACGACCGCAAGGACCGGAAACCATCTTTGATGATCCGCAGGCGTACTTGGATCAGCGGGTTGTGAACCCTCTCCGTCAGGAGGGGCAAGTTTACATGATGCAAATCAAAGACGGTCTAAGCCGGGAAATGGCCAACACTCAATTCGGCGCACAAGAGGTGAACGTCGCGTTGAATGCCATTGGCCAAATTCGCAACACCCCGCAGGGTCATTTTGTCTTCAATCAGATCATGCAGAGTGGGCATCCTTACGGTCAATTGGTTCAATGGCATCGCCAGGCGCGCGCGCAAGCGGCGATTGGCTCCAATCCTCAAGCCTGGTTACGGCAGCAGCAGCAAGCCTGGGCCGATAATCCCAAGGTGCAAGACTATGTGATGCAGCGGCGTGCTGCCCGCAGCGGTGCTCAATCTCGTCCGCCCAACGTTCAACTGCCACCGTCGCTGTCGTCGGTCCGGTCGTCATCCGGCCGGGTGGACAATGGCGGCGATCTGAGCAGTGCGAGCCTCTACGATTTCGCCACCAAGTAAACCGGCCGATCGTCCGACACGAAACACCCGCCGCTGGCGGGTTTTTTGTTGGGTGAATGGCCATAGCCAGCGAAAGGGCGTTCACGCCCGTCTTCGCGATATAGAAAGGATCAACAGCCATGGCTGTTTCCGACATCCAACCCAACAATAAACTGATCCGCTTCACGCAGCAGATCAATCGCGAGTGGGTACGGGAGAACATGTTCAGCCCGTACATGAGCGATGAGGTTAACGCCATCATTCGTCGCCGCATGGAATTGAAAGCCGGTGGCGAAGTGATGAACATTCCGCTGGTCACCCGCCTGCAGGGCGTTGGTGTTTCCACCGGACCACTGGTCGGCAACGAAGACAAGATCGACGATTACGGATATCGAATTTGGTTGGAATGGTGCCGCAATGCGGTGGTCACCACCAAATCCGAAATGCAGAAAGACAGTGCGGACATCTTCGGCGAGGCAAAGCCGTTGCTGTCGGATTGGATCAACGAGGTGACCCGCGACGAAATCATCGCGGCATTCATGGCGCTGCCAACGGAGAGCCAGCCGGCGCCCGGCGTTCGCGTCAATGGCATCCAGTACGATCTGTCAACGGCGGCGCAGCGCAATACCTGGCGGCTCGATAACGTCGATCGCATTCTCTACGGTGCGGCGACATCTAACTCGGCCACCGACCATGCAACGTCGCTGGCCAACGTGGACGCCACTGCCGACAAGTTCACGGGACCAAACCTTGCGCTGCTCAAGCGTGTTGCGATGGGAGCCAACCCGCGCATTCGACCCTACAAAACACGAAACGGTTACGAATATTACGTCGTGTTTGCGGGATTAAATACGTTCCGCGATCTGAAGATGGACCCGACCATTCTCTCGGCCAACACCAACGCGCGTGCGCGTGAAGGCCGCGAGCTAAACGGCGGACCCGATAACCCCATCTTCCAAGACGGTGATATTCTCTGGGACGGCTGCATCGTGCGGCTGGTGCCGGAGATTTCGCTGTTCGTGAGCAACATCTGGACATCGCTGAAGACTGCCGGCAACGGCACGACGCGCGTTGAGCCAGTGTTTCTGTGCGGCCAGCAAGCGGCGGCGATTGCGTACGGTCAGATGGCCAAGCCCACCTTCCGAAAAGAAGATGACTATGGCTTTATCACCGGCACAGGAATCGAGGCTGCGTTTGGCATTGGAAAAATCTTCAAGAAGCATCCCAAGTCAGGCACTGCGCTCAAGCAGTGGGGCGTCGCAACCGGGTTCTTCAACTCGGCTTCGGACTAATCAACGCTTAACCGAAACACCCGAATAGGAGAACGCAATGGTTGCTAACCTAATGACCAACGTTGCGGCGCGCGACGCCTTCACCAATGCGGTACAGTCCATCGCCGGCCGCATCACTGCGGTGTCAGGCGCGGGAGCTACGCAAAGCGTCCAGATCGGCACGCTGCCGGTTGGCGCCACCATCCTCGGTATCAACACCAACGTGGAAACAGCAATCACGCCGGGTACGGCGACATTCAATCTCGGCACTACTGCTGCCGGTGTTGATATTGCCGCTGGTATTGCACTAGCGGCGGGAACGGTGACCACGCCGCCGTTGGCGGCGTTGGTGATGCCGTTGGCGGCGGAAACCCAGGTGTGGGCCAACCTCGCCGTATCCCCAACCGCCGGCGATGCCTATGTCACCGTGCAGTTCATCAAGCCGACATCGTAAAGCGTCATGGCCAAAATCACCTGGCTTGGAAGCACCGAAGGTTATCGGGAGGGGGAAACCCCTCTCGATAGCTGCGTGTGGAATGGCGTCTTGTTCACCGCCGGCGACAAGGTCGAAATCACCGACGAGTGGATGATCAACAAGGCACGCGGAAATCGGTTCTTCCGGGTGGACGAGGAGCTGGCTAAAAAACCCGAGCCCGAGCAGTCGATGCCGATCGGCTTGATCGGACCGGAAACATGGACGAACACGCCCGACGTGGCGACGTGGACCACTCCGCATCCGTATCCCGCGCCGCCGCTGGATTATCCGCCCGAGGATGACCCGGATCGGCCCAAACGCCGCGGGCGACCGCCACGCATAAGGGAAAACAGCGATGGCGATTAGCAATTACGGCGAGTTGAAATCCACCGTCAGCACGCACCTGTTTCACCAGCGGTTTGTCGGCGAATATGACAACGCCACCATCAAGTTCGAAGCCGCGGCCAACCGCCGGCTGCGGGTGCGGCCGATGGAAACATTCATCGAGTTCAACACGGTCGACGGCGCCGCACCGCTGCCGCCCGATTATCTACTCTGGCGCACGGTGCTGTGGTTGGGCCGCACGCCCAATCCCGAATTGGACTATGTCCACCCCGCCTATATCTCGCAGGCATTCGAGGGGCGAGTGGGGCCGAAGCTGTTCACCATCGAGGGTGAGGTCATCTACATCTTTCCGAAGGACGACAACGTCAACGCCTACGAGCTCGACTACTACCAGAAAATCCCCACGCTGGTCGGCAACGACCTCAATACCAATTGGTTGATCGACGCCAATCCCGATGTCTACGTCGAGGGTGTGCTGACCGAGCTTGGCGTGCTCGGGCGCAACATGGAGCAGGCGCAATTGCACAAGGCGCGGCGCGACGAGCTATTCCAAGAGATCATTCAGCTATACGCGCTCACCACCGGCGCATCGAGCCCGAGCGTGCGGACAGCGGAGTATTTCTGATGCCGATGATTTTCGACGGTGACGGCAACGAAATCGCCGACATTCCGCTGTCGGACAAACAGCAGGCCGTGCTCGATTGCAACGAGGAGATCATCGTCATCTATCACACTCCGCAATTGCTGCGTTTTATGCTGGGCGAGCAGGCGGGATCGTTTGCGCTGGTCAAGCGTAATGATCGCCTCACCGCGATCGACGCCGGCGGCCTGCGCGCCTACGCCGCTCTGCAGAAGCGTATTCGGACGGCCTGGCAGGAGCGGCTCAATGGCAAAACCTGACAAGGCCGTGCAATTCGGGGATTGGAAGCCCGACATTGCGCTGGTCGATAATCAGTTCGCGGCCATTGCCGAGAATGTCTATCCGGCCGCCAACTCGTATGTGCCGTGGGAAAAATTGGCGCCGATCACCACCGCGCAACTGCCGGCTAAATGTCTCGGGCTGACATTCGCGCGCACGCTGACCGGCAGCTACTTGATTTTTGCCGGCACGGCGACGAACCTCTATCGCTGGTCCGGCTCGGCGTGGGTAGATATCAGCCGCACCACCGGCGGCGCCTACAGCGTGGCGCCAGGCGACAGATGGACCTGGGCGCAATTTGGCCAGAACCTCGTGGCGGTGCAGATCGGTGACGCACCACAGACGATAAACGTGGATAGCGGCGCCAATTTTGCCAACCTCGGCGGCTCGCCGCCCAAGGCCACCAGCGTTTGCGTGATCGGCGATTTTCTGGTGCTGGCGGGATTGGTGCAAGCAACCGGGTTCAGCAATCGCCGCATGATCCAATGGTCGGCGATCAACGATATCACCGGCTGGACGATCGGGACTAATTTGTCGGACATTCAGGAGATGCCGGACGGCGGCCCGGTGATCGGCGTTGCCGGCGGCGAGGTGGGTTTCGTCGTGCAGGATCGCTCGATCCGCAGCATGCAATTCTTGCCGGGCGACAACCTCATCATCTTCTCGTTCTCGCGGGTGGAGCGCGAGAAGGGATGTATGGCGAAATACGGCTTCATCTACACCCGCGGCATTCTGTTCTTCGTGGCAGAGGACGGCTTCTATGCACTCGGTGCGCCGCAGCCGCCGATCGGCGCCAATGCCGTCAACGATTGGTTCCGCGATAATTCTGATCCCAAGCGGCGCGATCAAACCTACGCCTATGCCGATCCGCGCAAGCCGCGGGTGCTGTGGGCGTTCTATTCGTCGGACACCTCGACCGACTATGATCGGGTGATCGCGTTCGATTGGTCACTCAACAAGTGGAGCTATGGCCGGCCAACGGCGCAACAATGGGGCACACTCGCAGCGCAAGGCGTGGACCTCGATACCGACATCCCCGGCGATCCAATTGATCACCCGCTCGACAGCGCGGCGCCGTCGCTCGACAGCACGGCTTATTTTGGTGGCCGGCCGGTGGTTGCGGCGATCGACATCAACGGCATTTTGTGTTTTCAGGACGGTTCGCCGCTGGCCGCCACCATCGACACCGCCGAGAGCCATCTGTCGCCCGGCATGCGCTCGTTCGTGAGTGCGGCCTACCCGTTGATCGATGCGGCCGGCGATGCTCTGACGGTGGCGGTGGGTGAGCGCGAGCGGCTGCAAGACCCGCAATCCTACGGCGCTCCGCAGCCGGTCGGCAGCACCGGCTCGGCGCCGGTGTACTCGTCATCGCGATTGCATCGCTTCCGGGTGTTCGTGCCCGAGGCGGTGCAGTGGACCCACGCGCAGGGCGTACAGGTGGAGGCCCAGCCTGACGGCGAGGGATACTGATGTCGGATTGGTGGTCGGCCCCCAGACAGCCACCGGGCGCCATACCGTTTCGCAGCAAGTTCGACGCCGCCCGCGATCCGCTCACGGCGCGCAACGCCATCGGCGCGGTGGATGCTCAATTCGTGCTGGATGCCATTGCGGCCGCGGGAGGAGGTGGTGGTGGCGGTGCGCCGCTCAATGCCCAGTACGTCACCGCGGCCGCTGACGCCACGCTGACTGCCGAGCGGGTGCTCACCAACACCGCAACGGTAAAGTGGGATTTTACTACGGCGGGACAGGCCAAGGCGACCGCAGTGGGCGGCGGCGGCGGCTCGTTTCAGCCGCTCGACGACGACCTGACCACGATCTCGGGGCTGACCGGGGCCAATACGATCTACTACCGCTCCGGTCCTGGTGCCTGGACCCCGGTGGTGGTTGGCACCGGGTTGACGTTCACCGGCGGTACTCTCACCGCAACCGGCGGTGCCGGCACCGTCAAGTACACGGCATCGACCACGGCACCAGTGGCGCCCAACGCTGGTGATCTTTGGTACGATCTGACGACCGGCGTGCTGTCAGTTTTCGTGAATGACGGGAACAGCTCGGCCTGGGTGCAGATATCGCCGCCCGGTGGCGGCACGCAGGGTGCGGCCCCGGTTGGCTCGATGAGCATGTTTGCTGGCGCCGTGGCGCCAGCCGGCTGGCTCCTGTGCAACGGCCAGGCGGTGAGCCGCACGACCTTTGCGGCGCTGTTTGCGGTGTGCGGCACGGCCTACGGTGCGGGCAACGGCTCAACCACGTTCAATGTGCCAAATCTGGTGGATCGCTTTCCGCTCGGAGTTGGTGCCGCCGCCATGGGCGCCATTGGCGGCAGCAGTCAGTTGCAGCAGCATAACCACGGTGTCACTGATCCGACCCACGTTCACACCGTCTTAGACCCTGGTCACTTTCACAGTTACTACTACCCGTTTGATCAAGCTATCGGTGGTGCTGGTGAGCAGACCGCTGCTATTGGCGGCAACATCACCAACACCGATCAGCGTACGACCGGCGTTTATCTGCAATACGCCGCCACCGGCATCACCATTCAGAACGCTGGCACTGGCAACGCACAGAACATGCCGCCGTATCAGGTGGTGAACTACATCATTTTTGCGGGGGCATGATGTGGCGATAGATTTTCCCGCCAGCCCCACGATCGGTCAAACCTATCTCTACAATGGAGTGACCTACACCTATTCGTCGCAGGGCGTGTGGCTGGCGACATCTGGCGTTGGCCCGCAGGGGCCGGTCGGCCCGCAAGGCCCCACGGGGGCAACGGGACCGACAGGGCCGACCGGCAGCACCGGCGCGCAGGGACCGCAGGGCAATCCCGGCCCCACCGGATCAACGGGTGCCACCGGCGCCACCGGCCCCCCCGGCCCGGGCACTATATCGGCCGAATACATCACGGCATCGGCTGATGCCACGCTAACCAATGAACGGGTGCTGACCAACACGGCGACAGTAACGTGGGATTTTGCCACGGCCGGACAGGCTAAGGCCACCGCTGCGCTTGCTTCGGGCGGCAGCTTGCTGGCGCAGAAGGTGTTCACTGCCAGCGGCACCTACACCCCGACCGCCGGCATGACGCGATGCGTCATCGAATGCGTGGGCGGCGGCAGTGGTGGCAATGGACTGGCAGGGACCGCGGGCGTGCTGATGGCGTCAGGGGGCGGCGGCTCGGGCGGCTATTCGCGCAAGTATGCAACTGCTGCCGACATCGGCGCCTCCAAGCCGGTCACGATTGGTGCTGGTGGTGCAGGCGGCCCTCCTTCACAGAACGTAGGCAGTGCGGGTGGCGACACCAGTGTGGGCACGCTGTGCATCGCCAAGGGCGCGACCCCGGCGGCGGCCGGCCTATGGCATGTAGGGGGGTTCGGCGGCGTCCCTGGCACCGGCGATGTTGTCGCGGCTGGCAATCCCGGGCAGGGGGGGCTGTATATGCTGACCTCTAGCAGCTCAAATGCCTTCGGCGGCGCCGGCGCCGGCAGTTATTTCGGCGGCGGCGCGCCCGCAACTCCTTGGACTGCGGGGCTTGTTGCGGCTGGCGTTGCGGGCAATTACGGCGCTGGCGGTGCTGGCCCAACTATACTCAACAACGGCGCCGCAATTGGCGGCAGCGTAGGCTCTGCCGGCATCGTCATCATCACGGAATATGCCTGATGTTTTACGTCAAGGTTACCGGCGACCTCGTCACCGATCGCACCGTGTTCAATGAGCCGATGCCGGTCGGCTGGCCGGACTATGCGTCGTGGCACCAGAACGACGAGGCGCAGATCGGCTGGAGCTATGACGGCGAATTCCACCCGCCGGCGGCGCCGCGCATTTTCAACGACGCCCCGATCATGGGTGGCACTATTCGTGAACTCATCACAGGGGGAGCCTGACATGGCGGCAGTCGACCAAATCGCCACGGCGCGCAGCGAGGAGTTTTCCGCGCGGGTTTTGTTTCTCGCCACGCTGACGGCACAGAACGTTGCCGCCGAAGATGTTGCAACTCCCGACCATGAAGTGCGCGTGCATTATTCTGGCCGGGTTATCCGCGGCACCGACAATCCCAAAATGATCGCCACGCATGTCATTGCGAGCAATCCCACCATCCAGGCAACCATTGCTGACGATCCTGCGGCGCTCGGCAGCAACGTGTCGGACAGTGATATCGAATTCGCGTTGGCTTCGATCTGGACCGCGCGCGCATATGCCTTCGAAGGCGTCGCAGGCTAAAGGATTAGAACATGCCCGGTGAAAACATCTACGATTGGTCAACGACGGCGGCCAACAACGACACCGCCGACGCGCTGATAAATTGGCGAGAAGGGATGGCACGCGCCGCCGTGAACGACAGTGCCAGAAGTTTGATGGCGGCGGTGGCTAAGAACCGCGATCTGGTGAGCGGCTCGATCACCACTGGCGGCACCGTCAACGCGCAGACATTCGTGTCGGGTTATAACTTCGCCAGCATTCCGACCATCCCCGCCGGCATCCGCGTCGTTCTCAAGATCGGCGCCGGCCTGACCAACACCGGCGCCACCTCGCTCAACATGGACAATCTCGGCGCCATTCCGATCAAGAGCGAAACCGGCAACGACCTCGTCGCCAGCATGCTTGTGGGCGGCGGCTATGCTGAATTTCGCTATGACGGCACCAATTGGATACTGCTCGGGTTTTCCGGCACGCTGCCGGCGACCACCATCAATGGCGATCTGACTGTCAACGGCAACGAAACTGTCAGCGGCACGCTCGGTGTTACCGGCAAGGTGACCGCCAGCGGCGGCCTGGCCGTTACCGGCAACGAAACTGTCAGCGGTACGCTCGGCGTTGCCGGCGCGGTGACGGCTGCGGGGCTTACTTCCACCGGCGATGCAACCATTGCCGGCAACGAATTTATTCGTGGGGCGGTGCGGTTGGACAATGCAGCCGGCGGCACGCCGCCATCCGGCTACAACGGGGCATTTAACATCACCGCGCGCGGTGACGGCCTGCAATATGGCATTGTCATGCGGCTAATGCTCGATAACGGCTACGACATGGTGTTCACCAATTCTGTCGATACCGTTATCGGCGGCATCTATAACAACAGCGGGTCGACCACCTCATTCATCGAAACATCTGATGGTGACCTGAAGACCGATATTGAGGATTTGCCGGCGCCGGGCAGCATCATCGACCGGCTGCGGCCGATCAAATTCAAGTGGCGCAAGCATCCCGAGGAAGGGGAGCGATCCGGGTTTATCGCACAGGATGTTTATCCGTTGGTGCCGCAGGCTGTGGTGCCGGCGAACGAGGGCATACCCTGGATGATGGATCATTCCAAGTTGGTGCCGATCTTGGTGGCGGAACTGAAATCCTTGCGCGCGCGTGTCGCTGAGTTGGAGGCGCGGTGAGATTAGTCGCTGTCGGGTTAACCGATAAGGATATTGCTGACACGGTTCAGCATTGGTTGCCGTTCCTGCCGATGATCGCACGCCGATCGAAAGAAACGGTGCGTGCGCTGTACGATCAGGTTGTCAACAAACAGATACGGCTCGCTCTGGTGTGGGACGACGACATCAATCGCGCCGTCGCGCTGGTTGGCGTGCGAACGCATATGCGCGGCGACGACATGATCGGCGAGTGGCTGTGGATGGCCGGCTTCGGCCGCAAGCAGTGGGAGCACCTGCTGCCCGAGCTTGAGGACATGCTTCGCAAAGCAGGATGTACCGAGTGCCGGCCGCTGTGCCGCCCAGGCTGGGCGCGGGCCGTGCTGCAGAAACACGGCTACAAGATCACGCATATTCAGATGGAAAAATCACTGAGGTAATCCCATGGGCGGCTCATCTAGTCAGGCGCCGACGCAGACATCACAAGCGACCGCCGATCCTTGGTCGGGGGTGCAGCCGGCGCTATCAACGCTCTACAGCAACACGCTGGGGCAGTTCACCAATGATGTTGGCTATCACCCCTACGGCGGCAATCTGCAGGCGCCGCTCAATAGCGCGCTCAATACCGGACTGGCCTCGGAATACAATCTCGGCATTGCCAATCAGTACGGCACACCCGGTGTTAATGACGCGCGCGCGCTCGGCGACAGCCTGCTGAAATCCGGTGGCCTTAACGCCGGTCAGCAGGGCGTGGCCGCCAATTACGGTCAGGTGTTTGCCCAAAATGCCGGCGAGCAAAATCCCTATTTGCTGGACACGATCGCGGCTCAGAACCGGAAAATTGCCGACAAGGTGAATTCCAGCATGAGTGGCGCCGGCCGCTACGGCTCGGGCGCCCACACCGATGTGCTCGGTCGATCGCTGGCGGAAGCCGCTGACCCGATCCTGGCGCAAGACTATGCCCAGCGGCAGCAAACGTCACTGGCGGCGCTGCAAGGGCAGGGCAACATCTATAACCAAGGGCAGGACACTGCCGGCAAGTGGGCGCAAATCATGCCCGCCTTGGACGAGGCGCAATATGCGCCCGCCTATCACATGCAAAACTACGGCAAGTTTTTTCAGGATCGGGCGCAGCAGGATGTTGCTAACCAAGTTGCAACATGGAACGCGCAAGAGGCGCGAACGTGGGAGCAGGCGGCTCGACTCGCGAACATTCTGTCAGGTGCTGGCGGTTTGGGAGGAACGAAAGTTACCACCCAGAACGCCTACCAGCCGACGACACTGCAGAAGATTGGCGGCGGTGCTATTGCGGGTGCTGGGCTGGGCTCGATGTTCGGGCCGGTGGGTGCCGGCGTCGGTGCTGCGGGCGGCGGATTGCTCGGATTATTATAGGAGTGATCCATGCCGCTTTACCGGGGCAGTTGGTACTCGCAAGCACCGGCCTTTGGCTGGTTCGATAAAGAGGACAGGCCGGGATCGAATGCGCTCGGCGTGCCGGATTGGCAGCAAGGCATTGCACTGCCGTCCCGCTCGACACTGGGGCAATGGTACAACGTGACGCCGCCGGGTGGCGGCATTCCCTATCCGTTGCAGCAGACTGACATTGGTCCGGCCAAGTGGACCGGACGCGGCGTTGATATCAGCGCCGCCGCCGGTCACCAAATGGGCTACACGCCGCAGAATTTTCCCACTGATGCAGAGTGGAAGATTGAACCGCGCGATGAGCCGCGGGGCTTAGGGTCACCGGCTGGGATGCCGGTGCAGGCCGGCGATTTGCCCGACAATTCCCCCGACACTGCTTATGCGGGCGGACCATCACCAAACAGGGGCCGCAAAATGCCGACGAGCCTGATGGACATGTTTCAGCCGACCGACGCCGGCGGCGAGCCGGTCGATTTCGGCAAGGCACTGGCCAGCCGCAGCAACAGCCTGATCGGGCTTGGGCTCGGGCTGATGCGCGGCCCGGGTTGGGGGCAAGCCTTGGAAGGCTACCAAACCGGCTCCAGCCAGGACGCAGCACAAAACTACCGGCAGCAGCAACTGGCACATCAGAAGCTGCAAGAAGCCCGGCAGGCGCGGCAGGATGCTTTGCAGGCATCGCAGTGGAAGCAACAATTTGCCGAAAACCAAATGACCGAGGCGGAAAAGCTGGCGCGTGCCTCTGGAATTGCACCCGGAACACCGGAGCACACCGCCTTTATCCAGAAGGCAATCCAATCGAAGACCGAGGGCGATTGGAAGGTGGTGGAAATACCGCACCCGGATTTTCCCGACCAGAAAATTCCGGTTTGGGCCAATGCGCGCACGCGCGAATATGCTCCATTCGGGCAAGGCGTGCCGCCCAGCACCGGCGTGGCCGCCAATCCCGATGTCTTCACCAGAGGCACGGCACCGGTCTATGGCCAAGGCGGTGCCGGCGATTATGCCGCCAGCGGTGCGGCTGCACTGCCGCCGTCTGGCAGTGGCATTCCAACGCCGGCGCCTGCCGCCGCTCCGGGCCGAGCCTTCCCGCCACCCTCCCCCGGCATGAATACAAAAACCTACGCCGAGGAGCAGACCAAGCTGGCTGTCAAGCAGCAGGCGGCGCAAGCCGACAAGGCCAAGCGTGCCCAGATGATCGATCCGGTGGGTCAAGACATCGAGCGCGCCATTAATGCGGTCATTGCCAATCCTGGCCGCACCACCGGCTGGGGCGGCGCCATCATGCAGCATGTGCCGGAAAGCAAGGCCGGCGACGTGGCGGGGTTGGTTGCCACCATCAAGGGCGCCTCCTCGCTGGAGGCGATGAAGGAATTGCGGGCGAATTCGCCCACCGGCTCGACCGGTCTGGGCGCTGTCACCAAGGATGAGCACAAGCGGTTAGAGGACGCCATCGGCGAATTGGATCAGTCGCGCAGCAAGGAGCAGTTTCTTGCCAACCTCGACCGGGTGCGGCGCATACGGATGGAATTAATCCACGGCCCCGGTGCCGGCGGCGAGCCGCGCTATCTGCCGCCCGCCGAGCAGCGCGCGCCATCGGCGCGGCAGACCGGCGGTGGCGGAACAGGACCAAATGCCGATGCTGTTCGGTTTCTCAAGAACAACCCGCAACGGCGCGACGAATTCGATGCCAAGTACGGTGAAGGTGCCGCCATGCGGTATTTAACTGGGAAATAGCCGATGGCGAACGTTTTTGACCAGTTTGATCCGCCGGCTGGCGCCGCCCCAAAAGGCGGCAATATTTTTGACCAATTCGACCCGCCGGACGAGCCTGGCGTGGCGGAAGATGTGGCCAAATCCGCCGCCATCGGCCTGCCCAAAGGCGTGATGAAACTCGCCGGCACGCCTGGCGATATCCGCGACATGATGGCGAGCGGCGCTAGCGGCCTAGCCAGCCAATTCGGCTACGACGTGTCCCCGGAGACAATCTCCAAGTACGCGCGGCGGGTGCCGATCCCTCTATTGCAGGGGCCGACATCGAAGGAAATCCGCGGCACCGTCGAGAAGGCAACCGGGCCGTTGTACGAGCCCAAGACTGTTCCCGGCGAATATGCCCAGACCGTCACCGAAATGGTCCCCGCGGCGCTGGCCGGCCCGGGCGGCTGGGCGCGCCGCATCATACAGGGTGCCGTCACCCCCGGGATCGGCAGCGAAACACTGGGCCAGATCACTAAGGATAGCTCGATCGAGCCGTACGCCCGGATGGTCGGTGCGGTCGGGCCGCAACTTGCCGCGCAGGGCGCGCGCGGCCTGCTGGTGTCACCGCGGGGCGGGGCGGTGAAGTCGGCCGATGCGGCGTTGCTTGAGCGTGAGGGGGTGCGCGATATTTCTGCCGGGCAGAAAACCGGCAGCACGCCGCTGCAGTATCTGGAGCAAAGCCTTGGCGATGTGACCGGCGCCGGCACCCGCATGACCGAGCGCGGCAAGGAGCAATTCACCAAGGCGGTATTGAAACGGGCCGGCATCGACGCCGAGCGTGCCACGCCCGAGGTGATGGACGACGCCTTTAAGCGCATCGGTAATCAGTTCGATCGGCTGGCGGCCAACAACACTCTACATCCCGACCAGGCCATGGGGCCGCAAATCCGCCAGGCGGTGGATCATTACAATGGCAATGTGTCGCCGCCTATGCGCGCGCCGGTCATCCAGAATTTTCAGGAAGAGATTGCGCAGGCGCTGGGGGGCAACAATGGTGTCATCCCTGGGCCTGCCTATGCTTCGCTGCGCTCACGCATGGAGGCTGCAGCCCGCAGCGCCCCGCCCGAGGTGGCTGACACGCTGCGCGGGATTAAAAACGCCCTTGATCACGCCATGGAGCGACACCTACAGCGCATTGGCTCGTCCGATCTGGGGGCGTGGCAGCAGGTACGTCGCGAATATCGCAATATTCTGCCGATCGAACGGGCGATCACGGGCGGTGGTGGTGCGGAGGGGTTGATCTCCCCGTCTGCATTGCGGGCGGCCATGGTGAACCAGAGCCGGCGCGGCTATGCCCGCGGCACC